AAGTCAAAAGGACCGGTATTTTTGTCATGCGTGCATAACGGAGCGCTTTTTCCGCGGCCCTGGCGAGCTTGCCATCCTCATGCCATACCTTGACGCGAAGCGCTTTGACAGTAGAAATATCACCGCGTAGTTTCACCGGCTCGAGATATGGATTGATCGTGATGAATGAAGGTAATGCGGATTTAATCGACAAGAAAGCATTACTGTTCACGAATATACCGCGGCCTGGCTTGTCAAAACTCTTCAGCGCGTCGAATTCCTGTGGCGTGAAATTGAAATTGTTGCTCACGGCCACGCGTAATACTTCGGTGGGTTTCATTGGTGGTTCCTCTGTTGTTTGGTTGTTGTTGTTGCTACTGATTAATTCAAGGTAATATTTTTATCTTCAATGTCAACTTATTTTCTCTCTAATATGAAAAATATCTTGAATGGGCAATGTATGGACAATGTATGGGCAATGTATGGGCAATGGAGCGAAACGCCGGAGAGATATGACCGGGGCGTGTTTCCGGGGGTTATGGACAATATGGACAATGGAAAAATAAAAGCAGTCATTTAGTTACATATAAATATGGGAGTATGTAGAATAGTGTGTAATACTGGTGAATAGAAAACCGCTCAAACATTGTCCATATGACCCATAACCCCGTAAACCCGCGACTGGCAAGCGTTTCCAGATGGACAATAATTTTTTGTTAAATGGCGAAATCCTTGCATAGACTGATAATATAATAGGTTACGGTATGGACAATGTATGGGTCATTTAGGAAATGCATTGTCCATAACGGCGTTAACTGGCAAAATGCCCCGGCAGCTCCAGGCAAAAAACAGCATTAAGCTATTTATTTTTGATTACCCTTATTGTCCATAAGATAAAACAGCACTCGATCCCCCTGGCAAAATGGCCCCAGGCAAAATGGCCCCAGGCAAGATCCCCTGGCAGCCCCCGGTAAAATGACACAACTGTATCAAGATGACACAACTGTTCCATTTTGACACAACTGTATCATAATGCTACACTTGTTCCATTTTGACACAACCGGGGGGAGGGAGGACCGAGAGCGGATGGGTGACGGTCACGGTGGCCCCGTGAACAATTTTTTTAGAAACGGGTCTTTATGTTAAATTTTTTAACCGACAAAAATAAAAGCCTTTCAGTTAAAAATTTTTTTTATATTGTGGTATGATACACTCCCTGATATACGAGCCACGAAAGCTCAAAGCAACGGACGAGTTGCTCACAAAGATTTACGACAACGCCCGGCTCGGACTGAAGGGCGATACACTCGCCATTGCCTCTGGCGTATTGCCCGTGGAGTATCGGCAGCTATGCCAGTTTGACCCTGCGGTGGAGCAGATAGCGTTGCGCGGGTATGCGGACGCGGAAGCGATGTTGTCTCGGACGCTGCACGAGTCAGCCGCGGCAGGCGACACCAAAGCGGCGCTTGATTTGCTCAAGCATGTCCACGGCTGGACGGCGGCACAGCAGATAAACATTGACGTCAACCAGCAGATCAGCATCACACAGGCGCTTGAGGAAGCGAAGACACGGGTTATTGAAGGGTTGTGTGAAGTTGTGGAACCGGAGCAGAACCGGCTCACCAACGGGGAAGACGAGTAGCGTATGCAGACACCGATATATTCAGCCAAGGACGAACAGGCGCTGATGAGTCAGATGTGGGCGCCGGTAATCAAGGACGATCCACTGGCGTTCGTGCTGATGACGTTTCCGTGGGGGAAGCCGGGCACGCCGTTGGAGAACTTCACGGGCCCGAGACGATGGCAGCGGGACGTGCTGAGGGAGATCGGGCGGCACTGTACGGAGAACCAGGGGCAGATAGATTTTGACACGCTGAGGCTTGCCATTTCGTCGGGGCGCGGCATCGGGAAGTCGGCGCTGGTGAGTTGGGTGGTGCTGTGGATGCTGTCGACACGCATCGGGTCAACGACAATCGTCAGCGCGAACTCAGAAGCACAGCTCCGCAGCGTGACGTGGGCGGAGATTACCAAGTGGCTCAGTATGGCGATGAACAGCCACTGGTTTGAAATCAGCGCGACGAGGGTCATCCCGGCAAAGTGGGTGACGGAACTGGTGGAGCGGGACTTGAAGATGGGTACGCGGTACTGGGGTATTGAGGGCCGGCTGTGGTCGGAAGAGAACCCGGACGCGTATGCGGGTGTGCATAACTTCGCGGGCGTGATGCTGGTGTTTGATGAGTCGAGCGGTATACCGGACAGTATTTGGCAAGTATCGGCGGGCTTTTTCACCGAGAATACACCGAACAGGTTCTGGCTGGCGTTCTCGAACCCGCGCCGCAACACGGGGTATTTTTACGAGTGCTTCAACTCGAAACGGGACTTCTGGGTTACAAAGACCATTGACGCTCGCACGGTAGAGGGCACAGACAAGGCGGTGTACCAGCAGATAATCGACGAGTACGGTCCAGACAGCCACCAGGCGCACGTCGAGGTGTACGGTGAGTTTCCTGACGCCAATGACGACCAGTTCATACCGGCGAGCCTTGTTGACGACGCGATGGCGCGTGAACCGCACAAGGACATGAGCGCGCCGATCGTCGTGGGAGTGGACCCTGCGCGGTTCGGGGCGGACAGCACGGTCATCGCCGTGCGGAGAGGGCGGGACATCATCAGCATCAAGCGGTACAGGGGCGACGACACGATGGAGACCGTCGGGCACATCATCGACGTCATTGAGGAGCATCGGCCTGCGCTGGTGTGTATCGACGAGGGCGGACTCGGCGCTGGCGTGGTGGACAGGCTCAAGGAGCAGCGGTATAAGGTCAAGGGCGTGAACTTTGCGAACAAGGCGCGCAACCCGATGATGTACGGCAACAAGCGGGCGGAGATATGGGGCCTCATGCGGGATTGGCTGCGCACGGCATCGGTGCCGAAGGACAGGTTCCTCAAGACAGACCTCATCAGCCCGCTGACGAAACCGGACAGTAAAGGTGCGCTATTTCTTGAGAGTAAGAAGGACATGAAGAAACGAGGACTGTCGAGCCCTGACGCTGCGGACGCCATCGCGCTGACGCACGCGTTCCCTGTAGCGCATCGTGAATCACGTGTTGACATTCACGAAAAAAAGAGTTATAATTCACAAAATACCATGTCAACCTCTTGGATGGGAGCGTAAGATGCCCTTGAAAAAATCGTGCACCGGGAAGGCGTTCAAGGCTAATGTAAAAGCCGAAATCAAGGCGGGCAAACCGCAAAAACAGGCTGTTGCCATCGCGTATGATGTGAAAAGGAAAGCGCAGGGCAAATCACCCAAAAAGAAATAATGAAAGATAAACTTTCAACCATGCGCCACCGGCTTTCGGTGGCCATCGCCGCATACAGCACCTCGCGTGAAAATGAGCTGAACGACCTCAAGTTCTTCGCAGGTGACCCTGACAACCAGTTTCAGTGGCCCGCGGACGTGCTCGGCACACGCGGCTCGGTGCAGGGGCAGACGCTCAACGCGAGACCGTGTCTGACAATCAACAAGCTGCCTCAGCACGTCCGGCAGGTGACGAATGAGCAGCGGCAGAACAGGCCATCCGGCAAAGTCATCCCGGCGGACGATATGGGTGACGTCGAGATGGCCGCGATTTTTGACGGTATGGTGCGCCATATCGAGTATATGTCCGACGCAGATGTGGCATACGACACGGCGTGCGACAACCAGGTGGTATATGGCGAGGGTTACGTTCGTATTTTGACAGAGTACTGCGACGCGGACAGTTTTGACCAGGACCTACGTATTGGGCGTATCCGTAACAGCTTCTCGGTGTATATGGACCCGACGATTCAGGACCCCTGCGGGTCTGATGCAGAGTGGTGCTTCATCACGGAAGACATATCCAAGGACGAATATGAGCGCCAGTTCCCGAAGGCGCAGCCAATCAGCACTCTCCTGTCACTCGGAGTAGGCGATAAGACGTCTGCAATCTGGGTGAACGAGCAGTCCATCCGCATTGCTGAGTACTTTTACATCACGCACGAGACGAAAAAACTGAATCTGTACCCCGGCAACGTCACGGCATTCGAGGGGTCTGAAGTAGACCGGCAGATGAAGGAAATGGGCCTCCCGGTCATCAGAAGCCGACAGGCGGACGATAAAAAGGTCGTGTGGGTCAAGACAAACGGGTATGAAATCCTGCAGGAACGCGAATGGGCGGGCAAATGGATACCGGTTGTGCGGGTTGTGGGCAACGAGTTCGAGGTAGACGGTGAAATGTTCGTCTCCGGGCTCATCCGCAACGCGAAAGATGCACAGCGGATGTACAATTACTGGGTATCACAGGAAGCAGAAATGCTTGCGTTGGCTCCTAAAGCACCGTTTATCGGGTATGGCGGGCAGTTTGAAGGGTATGAGCACCAGTGGAAGACCGCAAACGTCAATAACTGGCCATATTTGGAAGTAAACGCGGATGCTACTGATGGAATGGGCAGCCCGCTTCCGCTTCCACAGCGCGCCGCACCTCCGCTTGCGCAGACAGGCCTCATACAGGCTAAAATGGGGGCTTCTGACGACATTAAATCAACCACAGGGCAATATGACTCAAGTCTTGGCGCAACGTCCAATGAGAGGTCTGGAAAGGCCATTCTCGCACGCGAGAAGCAGGGCGACACAGGCACTTTCCATTATATCGACAACCTTGGACGCGCAGTTCGTCACGTCACCCGCCAGTTGGTTGACGCGATTCCGAAGATTTATGACACCGAGCGCATCGCCCGCATCGTCGGGATCGACGGTGAAGTGAAGATGGTAAAGGTCAACCCGACACAGCCCGAACCGGTCAAAAAGATTCAGGACCAGCAGGGCAACGTCATTGACCGCATCTACAACCCGTCAGTCGGCAAGTACGACGTTGTCGTGACGACAGGGCCGAGCTACATGACCAAGCGGCAGGAAGCACTTGACGCCATGAGCCTGCTTCTACAGTCCAATCCGCAGCTCTGGCAGGTCGCGGGTGACCTCTTCATCAAGAATATGGACTGGCCGGGTGCGCAGGAGATGGCGAAACGATTTGCAAAAGCCATTGACCCGAAGATTCTTTCCGACGAGGATGGTTCTCCAGAGATGCAGGCCGCCAAGCAGCAGGTACAGGCTATGGGGCAGGAACTTGACCAGATGCACCAGATGCTCAAGGATGCCGCCAAGTCTATTGAAGTGCAGGAACAGCGCCGTAAAGACTTTGAGGCTGAAATCAAGGCGTACCAGGCGGAAACACAGCGCATGAGTGCAATGGAAAACATGATGACCCCGGACCAGATTCAGGACATCGTGCTTGGAACCATTCATGGGATGATGACGAGCGGCGACCTGCAGGGCCCGACACCACCTCCGCAGCTTCAGGCACCGCCAGAACAGCCGGAGATGCCTCAGCAGGCGCCTGAAATGCCGATGGAGCCCCCAATGGCGTCACCAGAAATGCCAATGCAATAACACTTTGTATTTGGATTTGAAAGAACTATATTTATGCAGAAACTAAATCTACCCACATGGAACTTTTGAAAGCACTCAGCGCAGCGGATTTTCCTGCGAAAACTGTAGCATACACTGATACTGCCGGGAGCACTGGCGTTTGGAACGCAGGTCCACAGGGTGTTGTTGTGTGGGCTGATACCGAAGCGTACATTGAAGTTGGAGAAGGTGCTACGGCTACGACATCCAGCACTCCGATTCCTGCGTATACGCCCATCCCGTTTGCTGTGCCCGCAGGTTCTGGCGCACCCTGGCGTGTAAGCGCTATTCGTCTGGCTACTGATGGCAATGTGTATGCCAAACCAATCAACATCAACTGATGAGCTGGGGTGTTACAATTAGAAACTCTGTCGCGATTGGACTCGGGGGAATTATTTCCCTGTTTTCTGGTTACGGTCGTGACAATGATCTTATTAATCTCGCTACTGAATCGGGTGACAACCTGGTTCAGGAAGACGGCGGGTTCATCATCATCTAACATGGCGGTAGTCAATCTTTCGATATTTGGTGGAACTGGCTGGCAGTTTCTTGACGACAACGGGGATCCACTTTCCGGGGGCAAGATTTATACCTACGAAGCTGGTACGACCACGCCAAAAGCTACTTACACCAGTATTACGGGCGATACGGCGCACTCTAACCCGATTGTCCTTGACGCTGCGGGGCGTGTTCCAGGGTACGAAATTTGGCTTTTGACGTCGTCGCAGTACAAGTTTGTGCTGAAAACAGCATCGGATGTTACGGTATTTACTATTGATAACGTCATCAGCAACGGATTCGGCGCGTCAAGCATTGATAATTTTACCGGGGATGGCGCTGAAGACGAATACACGCTGACAACCGCGCCATCAAGCGAAGAAAACACGATGGTGTATATCAACGGTGTGTACCAGCAGAAAGACAGCTATTCACTCGCAGGGGACGTACTTACCTTCTCTGAAGCCCCACCTTACAACTCAAGCATCGAGGTAAACTACTACTGATATGGCAGACAAGAAGATTTCCCAACTCACTGCGGTAACCACTCCGCTTGCAGGTACTGAAGTTCTGCCTATCGTGCAGAGCGGTTCTACCAAGAAGGTAACTGCGCTTGAACTCACAGGTGTTAACGTCACCGCTGACAGTCGTGTAGGTGTTGGTGGCGCACCAGACATCACCGTAAACGGCTCATCCTGCACCGCCAAGTTTGGTGTGCATCAGGACGGTGGTTCGACAAACTACCCTGTTGTCGAGGCTGTCAAGTATAGCGATACGACAGCAACTGCTGGCGTTACAATCTGCGCGGCAAGAGGGCGGGGGAGCATAGCCACACCAACAGTGGTATCAGATGGTGATCTACTCTCATCCCATATCGCTGCCGGCTACGATGGGGCCGACTTCGCAATCTCATCCCGTATCAACTACGAAGTTGACGGAACACCCAGCAACGATGATATGCCCGGTCGCATCGTGTTCCTTACCGCTGCTGATGGGTCGCAGACTCCGACAGAGCGGATGCGTGTTGACTCGGATGGAAACACCACGATTGCAAACGGCAACCTTGTCATCGGCACATCAGGTAAAGGCATCGACTTCTCTGCTGACGGTCAAGCCGCAGGTATGACATCCGAGTTGCTCGATGACTATGAGGAAGGGACATGGACACCAGTAAAAGGGGGCTTTGTTGAGGCGGGTGGAGGATCGTATACACTTGCTGGTGAATACACAAAAATCGGAAATGTTGTTAATGTTTCATGTAGTATCTCAATG